TCGAAATAGATAATACAGAGGGTTATTGTGAATTATGTAATAAATTATGCCCTCCATCACAATGTCCCTTAGATATAGATTACGAAGCTTGTGATGATTGTGAGTATTTATCAATTGGTTTGATAGACGGGGATATATATGCTTTTTGTTGTAAATCAGATAAAGAGATTTGTAAAATAGATAGAAAAATTAATTTTGATTTAAAAAAAGCTCCAAAACCAAAATGGTGTTCACTAAGAGGCGATTAATATGGGTTTCACATTAGAAGATAAGATTAATATACTTTCTAAAAAGAAATTAACTTATGACCAAGAATTTATATATAATAATGCTTTAGAGATTATATATAGTGTTGAGAAAATTATAGATGTAGTATTTGATGAGGTGGAATAATGGAAGAAAGACATATAGTGTGTCCTTATTGTGGGTGTATTAATGAAATAAATGAACTTATTGGTAGAAGATATGTATGTAAAAATTGTGGAGGAGTACTTAGAGGTTATCCACAAAATAATATATATAAGTATGAAAAGCAATCAAATGTTGGTAAATATTTAGTTGCAATATTAGTAATAATATGTATTTTAGGAATTATATGTCTTGCTATTATGGGTTTATCTGCTGGACAATTTGCATCAGCTCCAACCAGTCCCAATATAACAACTAATAATATTAATATTATACCAACAGGAGATAATCAACAATTAATAAATATTAATAATTCATTACAACAAATATTAGAACAATTAAGAATTTTAATAAATAATATATAAAATTTAATAAAAAAAGTAATAATGGATTGTGGAGATAATGGATTTTGAAATATTAACAGAAAGAATAAATTTTATACAATTTTTATACTTAATGAAAGACAATAATACAATTAATATTACTACTAATATTAAAATAAAGAGTAAAAAAATTTCAGATACAAGATTTAACATATATATTACATATACTGTTAAATCTACGGAAGCACCGTTTAGATTAGATTGGGATATTTTAGTAGAAGTCAAATTTAATCTACCAATAAAAAATTTTGATGAATATAAAATACTAACAGATTTTAATGTATTAATCGAGCTTGACGAACTTATATCAAAATTAGGATATCCTATATTAAAAACAAACTTACCCTCTTTTTCAGACTTATACAGAAAACAAAATTATGATAAAGGTGATTAAATGACTAGAAAATGTGTAAATTGTGAAGATTATGACCAGTTAGTATTAGCATCAGGTACTGTTAGAGATTTTTGTCTTTTATTTGATGAGATATTTGAATTAAAAGAATCTGATTGTCCTGAATGGTGTCCTAAAGCAAGAGTAGAATCTTGTTTTGATGATAAAGGACAATTAAAGATGGATGAATTTATAACAATGGAAGAGTATAAAAAATCAATTAACGAAGATGATTAAATGGAAAGACCTCAAGACTTTACATCTTCAGGTATGGGTGTTTGTGGAACAATTATAACAATAAAGTTTCATGGTTGTTCAAAATGTCCATATTTTGAAAATGGTGTGGTTAAAATAAATTCTAGAAAATATCAATTCGTACAAAAATGTAATAAAAAAAATAAAGGTATTAATTTTAATACAGAATTAAAAAATGGTAAACCATTATGGTGTGATTATGAATAGAATAATATATCAAGTAGTTAGATATTGTGACGAATGTCCATATTGTCATAGAGTAGAATATCCACAAACTTTTTTCTTTTGTACAAAAACAGAAACAGTTTTTAATGATTCAGATATTAATGAAAATGGAAATGTAGATATTATTGATATCTGTCCATTAAAAACATTTATTGAACATTCTACAAGTGATTAAAATGTATTGCGTAAATTGTGTACACTATTATACTCAACGTAAAATGTTATTTGATACAGAAGTTGTTGTTTTTATGTGTGATATAGAAGAAAAATATTATGGGTACAATGATAAGTATGATGATGAACATTGTCCTAAATGTATGTGTCATGATTTAAGAGGAGAAGAATGTCCCGATTATTATGAGGTGGATTAATGAAAAAAATGAAGTTTTTAGATTGTTTTGAATGTAATAATCTTGGTTGTAAAATGGAATATCATGAACCTATACTTGTTTGTAAATTTGAAGAGGACGAAATATATCATTTGATTTTAGATGATATTAATAATTCAAAAGATAATATTGATTGTCCTTATTTCTCTCAATGTATTTATTATGCAAAAAATGTAGACCCTTTGTTAGAATTATATAAAATAACAGAGGCGTTAAATATATTTAATGGTCGAAAAAATATTAAAGAAAATAAGGATAAGATTATATATTTAATTAAACAAGCAAGAAATATTATAAAAGAAAATCATTTACCAGTTAAATTAAAATTAACAGAAAATTTACAAAAAATTGAAACGGAGGATTATCATGTATTCAGATGAATTTAAAATTTTTAGTGAGTATACAGATAAATATCATGAAGATTTAGTTATGATTGCTCAACAAATTAATGCGAATACAAAAATGCAAATACAAATTTGTAATGCTTTAGAGAGTATAGCTATAGCTTTAGAAAATAATAATAATTTAGAATTATTTAAGTTAGCACCAGAAGATGGGGAAGAATTTATACATTTTATTGAAGCATTTAAAGATAAAAGTAATCTTATTGATATAATTTTATCTAAAGATGATTAAAAAAAATGAAACTATTTATATAATGGAAGACATAATATTAACTGGAGGTAAAAAAATATGGCTATAATAAATTTTATGCCTGAACCATCTGAATATTCTATTAAAAATTATAAAAATAATAGTATATCAAATTTATTTAATAAAGATGTATTCGAACAATTTGGGCAAGAATTAGATGAAGAAGAATTTTGGTCAGAATATTGGAGTAATATAGACCCAATAGACCATGAAATAGCAGTTGAAATGTATAGAAATAAGTTATCAGATATTATTAATTCTGTTGAAATTCAAGATGAATGGGGACAGTATTATGATAATATGATTAATAGTGAGTTAGATAAGGAAAATGAGATTGAACTTCCTGAAGATTTAGATATAACTCCTGAAGAGATATATTCTACAAGAGATAAGTATTATCAATACTATCCTAATGATGATATTTTAAATAAAGATAATTTTAATAATAAAAACTTTACCTATAAAGACCAAGTTATTTTAATAAGATTATATGAAAGTCAAAAAAGAGCTTTGCAAAAAAAATTAGAAAGAGAGTCAGTTAAAAATACTATTAAAATTAATAATGTTAATCAATTGACAAAAGAGATAGCAGATTATTTTATGGATTTATTTGGTATGTTTTATGACCCAAATAAAAATAGATTATTTATCAATAATTATATGGGTGGATATGGAGAATTTATAATCAATGCTAAAACTAATTGGCTTGATTTTTTAAATAAAAGAATGTATACTGAAAAAATCATCAAAGTTAAAGATGATGATGGGCAAATGTATGATAAGGTTCTTCAATTACCATGTACAACTACAAGAAAAACATTAGAAAATTCATTATCTAATTACGTAACTGAAATAAAAACTCCATTGTATAGTAAAGTTGGTTTTAAAAATCAGGTATTAGATACAACTACATATGAAACTACTTCAACTGGAACAAATCCAATATATACTAAACTAACTATTCCTTATAAGTATAATCCAAATGCTGAAGGTGGGGAGTTAAAAAGTTGGTTAGAATATGAACTAGGCGAAGAGGGTATGAATGGACTATTAGAATACATTGGATATGTAATTGTAGAGCCGGGACACACTAAACATCAATGGATGTTATTTATATTTGGTATTGGTGGAGCAGGAAAAAGTATGTTGCTTCGTTTTATATCTAAAGCATTAGGTGAACATAATTGTTGTACTATATCTTTACCAAAAATACTTAATAATAATAGATTCGAATATTCAAGTATTATTAATAAAACACTTGCAAGAATAGAAGAGGTTGATGGTAATAAAGTAGATAATTTTGCATTTTTTAAAGAACATACAAGTGGTTCACCACTTTCTGTTGAAGAAAAAAATAAACCACAAGTTACTATACCAAGTTCTGATGTTGCGAAATTAATAGCAGTTGGAAATAAACCAATAGCTCCTGAATCAATGGATAAATCTTTTTTAAGAAGAGTATTATTATTAGAATTTTTAAAAAAACCAACTCAAGAAATGCTTGAAGATGTAAATTTTGAAAATAGAATTTTAGAAAATACTGAATATATGGAATGGTTAATTTATCAATCAATTCAAGCATATAGAAGAATGATAGATAACTGTACAATACCAATGTTAAAATTATCAGATAAAAAACTTTTAGATAAACTTAAAAAACATGCTTATTCTGAAAATGAAATTGTTTTCAATTATTTCATTAATACAGATGATAATGATAGTTATCTAACTAAAGACTTATTTAGAGAACTGACTGATATATTATCTATTAAAGATGGATTAGACGTAAAAGGTGAACGCTCTAAAGTATGGCGTGATTCTATTTTCGACTTAACTGGTGATAAACGAAACTTTGATAGAATGCGTAGAAATATTAACGGTAAACAAAGAGCTATATGGAAATCCATTCTTCCTAATGAAAGCATTAAAGAAGAATATCTTGCATATTGCCCTAATTGTGATGAATTAACTATTAAAGGTAAACCTTGCATCTATTGTGGTAAAACTGATTTACAAGATATTGATAAAAACCAAAACATTTAAATAGATTGATATGTATACAATTATTTAGGCAGGTGTTTCATTTCTTTACACTTGTCGGTTTTGTGTATATATCTCTTTAAATAAGTACTGTTTCAAATTTTCAGTACAAATAAGGAGTGATTGAATGATTAGTAATGATAGTTTAAATAGATTGATAATTCAAACAATTAAAAAAAACCATTTTACAATGTGGGGTATTTTAACAAGTGATGAAATTATCAGTTTTACGCAGCAATAAACATTCTGAACCGTTGGGACGACGGGGATTGCCTTTCAGCTCGAAGTTAGGAATCCACCACTTCTATAAGTGGTGGTAGTTCAAACAAATGTAAAACCAACTTCAAAATTAAAACAAAAAATCAATGATAGGTGCAGAAACATTTGGGAAAAAAATTCCTATGTTGATGGGAATTTTGAAGACTATTTTACTATTCATATAATCGATGATAGCTTTCATATAAATGAAGATGTAAAAGATAGCATTGATTTAATTAACTCTACTTTGCATAAAATTAAAACATATTAAAAAATACATTCTTTTATACTTCAAAATATATATGAAAACATGAGGTTATTAGAGGGTTATACCTCATTAACCATTCAATCGCTACCTTTAAGTCGTGCCGATAGGTACGGCTTTTTTTTCATACTTTTTTTATTAATAGTAATAACAACCTTTATATACTACTTTTTTCAAATAATTAATTACAGATTAAAGGAGTGATTAATATGATTGGACATTTTGCAACAGATGTTGCAGTAATTGGAACATTTATTTTGTCTATAATTACATGGATATTATTAGTATATTCTGTTTATACCGTTAGACAATTTAACAAAACAATAGATAAGGAAACAGGGGATGACTAAATGTCCCCTGCTGTTCCAAAAAAAGTAAAAAAATTTAATCAGTTATGTAAAAATAACAAAAGAACTTTAAGAAATAGTGATTATATGACCTTTTTTAGACAATCAGTTATAGCACGAGATAATCACACTTGTCAAAAATGTGGGTCCACTTCTAGGCCTGAAGCTCATCATATGTTTCCATATGAAAACTTTGAAGAGTATAGATTAAATATTGATAGTGGTATTACATTATGTCATAATTGTCATACTGAATATCATCAAAAATATGATGCCGATAATAGTGTTAATCCAGACACTTTATGGGAGTTTATTAATGCACCAATACCTACACATAAATATTCAGTACAATTATCTACTGTATTAGATATTGAAGCAGAAAATAAATCTCAATTAATGAGTATTATTGATGATATATTAAAAGAAATGAATATGGAGGATTTTGAATGGAATTACGAGATAAAAGCAACAGAGCAATAGGGCAGGATGAAATTAACTTCCCCTATCCTTATGATGAAATAGACCATGATTTTGATGTAGAAGATTTTATGAAAAAACAAGATGAAGAGTATAAAAAGAAAAAAGAATTAGAAAAGGAAAATGAAAGTGAAATAGGTCAAATTACTACATGGCCTCGTTTTAAAATACGAAATGATAGAAAAGATTGTGTATTTTCATTATGTGACGAACTATATAATAATACAGAGTCAATACTTATTTATTATGATATTGAATCTTGTTATTCCGAATTAGATGCTTTTAGTATCATCAAACAAGAATGTGATAGGTTAAATACAAAATTCGAAAAGAAAATAGGTTATGTAAATGAGTGATATGTTTTTCTATATAATGATTTTAATCTTTTATATTATTATTGCATTTATTTTTATTTGTGGTATGATAGCTATTTATCAATGGTATTTAATATGATAGGATTTAAAACACCAAAAGAAGAAATGAAAGACACAGATACCTGTGAAGATTGTAAACATTCACATTATTATAATAAGGAATATATATATTGCGACGACCATAAAGATATTTTTCCTATTACAACAAGAATATGGTGTGCATTATTTGAAAGAGGTAGAAAATGAATTTTAAAATATCTGATAGGATAAAATGTAAAATAGATTTTGTAAATAAAACAGTATTATTATCTGATATAGATACAAAAGCATTATTAACCCAAAAAGAAATTTCTTTGTTATTGGATGATATATTATATTATCTAAATGGAGGAAAAGTGCGCTCATGTATTGGTTGTAATTATTTTGAGGAGCTTATTAGTAGTAATAAACAACCTACAAATGCTTATTGGTGTAGTAAATTTAATGAAAGAAAATACACAAATAGTTGTTGTTTTGAAAGACAACCTGATAGAAAATTACTATTTTACAATGTTGATAATAAATTCTTTATTAAGTATTTATGTATTTTAGATAATTATAATTTACGAAAAGATATATGGAATATTTATAATATATTTGTAGGAATAAAGGTAATACTAGAGCAGAACTCTATTATATGTGTAGTTGAAGGAGATTTGTGTAAAAATAGTTTAGTAATATTTCAATATGATTTGTCTGAATACGAACTATTAAATAGCGATTCTGATTTAAATTTATGTAAAATATTGCAACAAAATTTAAGTAATGAAGATGTTTATTATTTAATTAGTACTTATAATACTAAAGAAAATGCTGAAGAGTATTTAAAGGAGATGGTATAATGGGAGCTTTTTATACAGAAGAGAATAAAGATTTTCACGAATGGACTGTATTTCGTGAAGATTATAATGGTGAAAGAGATATCAATGTTATAACTTTTGATTATTCTGAAGGCTATTATTTTACAAGACAATTGGCACAAAAAGAGGCAGAAGAATATGTAAAAAGAGCTAATAATGGATTTATAGAATCTGATGTTAAAATTCATTCTGATAAAATAGAATTTTTTACTGATTATGCTGAAGATTCTGATAAACGAAATAAAATATTTAAATCATTATTAAATGAATATTGTATCTTAAAGTCATATAATATATCTTTAATAAAACAAATAAAAGATTTAAATCAAAAAATTGATGAAATATATGAAAGAATTGATGGTATAGGTATGGATATATCTATAAAAGATTATTTAAGAGGTGAATAAACTGAATATTGTTGCAATTCAAGGAAAATCAGGTGTAGGTAAAACTACTATCGCAAAAATATTAGTAAGTCAAAATCCTGAAGTATATCATTTAGTTAATAGTTATACTGATAGACCAAAAAGATATGACACAGAAGTGGGACACTTATTTTTAACAAAAAAAAAGATGGATATTATATATGATGGAGATAATGTTGTAGCAAAAACACAATATGGTGATTATAGATATTGTACAACAATCAATTCATTCCTTCCTGATAATACTAAGTGTAACTTATATGTTGTTGATAAAAAAGGAATATATGATTTAAGAGAATATAGTAAAAAATATTATTTAAATTTACTTTGTATAGAGATACAAAGAAACTTAATCGATATTGATGAAGATAGAGCTAATCGAGATGATTATGATGAATATAAACATATAACTTGTGATTATGTTGTTAAAAATAATGGAAATATTAATGATGCAGTTTCTAGAGTAAATGAAATTATTAATAATCAAGATATTATAAAAAAAGTGTTGTGATAATATGGAAAAAAATGATTATTGTATTAAATGTAGCGAATATCCTGATGGATGTGAATATTGTAGTAAAGTTGAACATAAACCATCTTATAAGTGGTGGCTATGTAATGATGATATATTAGGTGATTAAATGCGTTGGAATTATTGTGAACAATGTAAAAATTTTAGATTAGTTACTTTTAATATCAATAATAAAATGATTCACGAAGAACAATGTGTTTATGAAAATTCTATCTTTAATGCTAATGCTTTTAGTATTATTCGTGATGCAGACTTACATAATATAGATTGTCCATATTTAGAGGAGGTGAAATAGATGTATGAGCTTTGTTTTATGTTATTTATAGTTGGAGGAATTTTATATATTGCTAATATTCTTGCACAAGATAAGCAAATTAAATCTATAACAGAGATGACAATGGTCTTAATGCCAGTCTTTATTGTTATTGGATTAATTGTTTCATTTATTGGGTATATGTAATATTACATATACCTATAGGAGGTATTTTATGGAAAAAAAATATACAGAAATTATTAATGAATTAAAGAAATTTTTAATAGAACACCCTTATATACAAAATAGATTTATTGACGCACAATTTGTATCTGATGGGGCAGATATTGAATTATCTATTTTAGCAGATACTTGGGATTGTAATAAAGTTATTGTTGATAGAATACATAATTGTTTAAAATTTTATGCTTTAAATAATAAAGTAACACTTCCGAAATTTCGTATTTTTTTTATAAAAAATAATCAAATAGAAGATAGATATTTATTCTAGTGATATTATGACAAAATGTATTTTAGAATTAGCTGATGAATTAAATGAATGTAATTATGAAGTTGGAAGCGATAATTGTAATGATTGTATATACTATTGTGGAGAAGGAGTAGTGTTTAGTAGTAGACAAATACTTCCTAATAATGTTTGTATGAATTGTAAATATTCACAGGTAATTTATTATAAAAAAAATGATAAATTTTATAGTGTTGCAGGAATTAAAATGATGCGTTGTGATAAATTTGATGATTATATAAGAGGTAGAGAATTAAGTTGTAATTATTTTATAGAAGATGATTAAGTGGGTAAGAAATATATAAGTAAACATAAATTAAAAGACCGTCAATGGATGAATTATTGTTGGAGTTGTCCATATCTCCATATTAATAAATCAGGAGATACAGGATATTGCTCTCATCCTTATGTTGATAACAAAAAACCATTTCCATACACTTATGATAAATGTCCTTATATATTTTAAAAAATACTTATATATAAATACTTATATATTTAAATATATACATATATAAAAGGTGATTGTATGAGTTGTGATAAAAGTTGTGATGAAGGTATGTATTCTATATATTGTCAAATATATGGCTCTATAGAAAAAACTAAATGTACAGATTGTGAATATTATTCAGAAGAGGATAAAAATGGGTAGATATTTAAATACAAATTTAAATCCAACAAAAGATTATAAATCAAACGATAATTTTCAATGTTATTTTAAAATTGGCGAATCTGATGGCGTTAAATTCTTGTGCAACAGAAAACAAGCAGAAAGAATTAAAGATAAGATTTATGAGGTGTTAAGCGATGAATGATAAAATATTTATCCCACATCCATTTTATTTTAGAGGAATGAATAGATATTATTGGAGAAATGGGACAGTATATAAGACAAAAAATAAACAAGAGCTTGAAGATTTAGCTCTTAAGGTTTATCGAGTATTAATGTTTCCTAATGGAAAGTATAAAGAAAAAACTACTGCAAAAATATTTTGTAGAAGTGTAAAAGATATATTAAACGATAGAGGTTAGAAAAAATGAGATTTGGAAGTATAAAAACATCAGCTGGAGTATTTTTAACAGATGATAATAGAAAATTATTATTTAAAATACCTAATAATGAATATAGACAAAAATTATTAAAAGATTTAAACAAAATGTCAGGATTAAAAAATGCTACTTATGAAGAAATATATGATAAAATACAATTATTAACTAGTAAAGGACAATTATATACAGAAGAAGAATTTGTAAAAATTTTAAATGATTATTTTAGATAAGTGATATAATGGAGTATTATATAATGAATAAGGAAAAATTATGGAATGTTGTTAATTCAGATAATCCTGATACAGGATATAATTATCTTTATCATGAGTTAGTTAAAATTTTATCACAGAAATATGGTGTACGAATATCAAAAATGAGTGATGTTTTTAAATATTGTTCTGAACAGGATATAGGTACAACTGGAACAATTGTTACAAAAAGTTTTAATAGTAGTGTTTATGCAAAATATAACGTTAATGGTAAATGTCATTGTCAAAAATGTGGTGCTACAGATGATTTAACTATACATCATTTAAAAAGTAAAAAAATTTATCCTGAAGAAAAATATAATATAAATAATGTTACTGTTTTATGTCGGGATTGTCACGAAAAAGAACATGGAACTTTTAAAGGTGAATAATATGATGTCGGATATTATAGATACAATGACAGAAAGTGAAGTTAAAAAATTTCGTATAGATATATATAATCAAGCATTAGAACAATATATAGAAAAAGGAAGAGTTGATACAAAAATTCAAACATTAATCGAATTATTAGATGCAAGATTGAAAGAATTTAAGTCTAAAGATTATAATTCATATACATCTAATACTTCAAAAAGTAGGATTAATTTATGAGGTTTAAGATATGAGTTTAAAGGATTTATTTAAAGATATTTATGAAACACCTTTTGATTATTTTAAAGTTGGAACATATTATCCTGATACTAATGATGTAATTACTAATCGAGTAAAGGATATGGAATTTGATGATTTAGATTTAGATGGTGGGTCATTTGTGTTATATAAAAATGGTGTAGTATATGGAATTTATGATGAATACGATATAGATTCTTTTATTTTATATAACGATAATAAAGTAGAAAAAGTATTTTATATTAGTGAATATAAAAATGACTGTTTGAGGTTATCAGAAAATGCGTAGAGATAGTATTATATTATTCTTAAATAAAAAAGGAATGATAGAAGATAAAGATTATTATATTTTAGAAGATAATAAAGTATATTGGGTATATATTAATCGAGATAAATATAAACAATATATGTTATATAATTCATCCATCTCTTCTAGAGTATTTGAGTACAATGATATGTATATTTTAGAATTGTTTAAGGATAATGATATGGTATTAACATGAATATAGAACTTTTTTTGATAATTTTATTTTCAGTTTTATGCAGCAATAAACATTCTGAACCGTTGGGACGACGGGGATTGCCTTTCAGCTCGAAGTTAGGAATCCACCACTTCTATAAGTGGTGGTAGTTCAAGTATATTGATTGGTATCGGAATCACAAAAATTGGATATAAGTTTTCCAATAATATCTGTGGTTATTGGGTCTATAAAATATCCAATAGGTACATAATAATTACCATAATATAATCTAAACATTTTTTTTCTATTATAATTTGTATTATTAACTATATGGGTATAACGACAATTCCATAATATATTATGAGGACACTCAATAATATCAGGATATATACCATTTCCTCCTAATGTTGAATTATATCCATTAATATAAGAGCTATATACTCTTATATAATGCTTTTCCATAATGTTTAAATTTGATACATTTTTATCTAAAATTATTAATTTAAAACTTTTTTTTCCATATTTTTTTATTGCGTTCTCAAATTTTTGACCATGACTTGTAGAACATTTAAAATGGTCATAAGGTCTATCTACAATATACTTAGTTTGTCCAATATACATTTTACCGTTTTGTATATTTTTCCAAGCATAGATTCCATTCATAATACAGTATACAAGTGATAATACTTATAAAGTTTTCGGTAATAAAAAATAGTAACATTTATATATTGTAGTTGAGATAACTATGTATGTGATAATATGGAAAAAAGTAATTTTATTAAAAAATTTGAATTTCTTGATAATATAAGTATAATGCAAAAAAGTGGTGAATTATCACCAAAGATGTTGGATTATAGTTATACATTTTTAGATGTTCAATATATCACTATTAACAATATTTTTTATTATATAAATAAAGGGGATATAGTAAAATGTATATTAGGTAATGAATATTTAAAAATTAAAATTTTAACAAAAAATTTAAATAATATGTATATGGAAGTTTTATATAACGATATTGATAGTATTGATATTTATATAAAACAGGGAGATGAATAATGATTGAAGGAGATACTATACAAAACGTTCATAAAACATTGGTTAAGTATATATTGGATAATGGCGTTATGCATGATAATGAGCGTGGAGGTAAATGGCTTGAGTGCTTAGATGTAGTTACAAGACTAACAAATCCATTAAATTTAGATAGAAGCGAGTCTTATAAACGATTATTACCACATGCAATTTTTAATGGCCTACAATCTCATATTTATGATAATGACGATTATCCATTTAAACCAACATTAGTTGCAGAATATATTACGGAATTTATGAATCCAATGAATAATGGATTTACATATACTTATGGTAATAGATTAAGAAGTCATTTTGCAGTAGACCAAATTGAAGAAATTGTAAAAAGATTAAATAAAAATAGTAATACTAATAGAGCTGTTGCTATCACATATGACCCTTTTATTGATACTCAATGCGACGAAATTCCATGCTTTATGATGCTTGATTGTAAAATTAGAGATAATAAATTATATACTACAGGTATATGGCGTTCTCATGATGGGTTTTTAGGATATTATAGTAATCTTTTTGCAGTCCAATATATGGTTCAATCTATTATGAGAAATTATAACAAAGATAAATCATATAACGAATTAATTGATTTTGGAAGTATAACAACACTTAGTGCTAGTATTCATATATATGAAAATGATATTCCTGAAGCACGTAAATATATTAAGAATGAGGTAAAAATATGATATGTGAAAGAGAATTACAAATTAAAGACTTAATGAATAATTATGATATTATATATATTAATGATATGATTATTGAAGATATTGATAGAACACATTTCAATTTTCATGATACTAAAGTAGATATTGATGATATTACTATTAATTATAGTGATATTGATAATTTATATGGTGAAATAGATGAGAATTTTGGATACTAGGGTAATTGATTCTGAATATGGTAATAAGCGTCACACATACCCATTAATTATGACAAAAGATTATACAGAAATTAATAATCAATGGGGTTATGGATATTTAATGATGACTTATCCATCACTTTTTCGATTAGATTATGAGGATGAATGGTTTAGATTATTTTATTTTTATTCATTACAAGTTCATGAAGGTGTTCAATATGAAAATTAAAGAATATTGTTTAACACCTCAATTATCAATAGGATTTGAAATAGCAGGACATAAAATTGTTGATAAAAACGAAGACTTGTCGATTTTTCACGAAGTGCCACCTAATGGTTTTCCAGAAAATTCTTATTTATATATAAAACATGATGCTAAAGGAGATAAAATTTTTAATATTAGAAATTTTGGAATACCTCAAAATAGAGTATTAGCATGGGAATCAAATATAGTAGACCTATATCATTTTTCATATCCATCTCCAATTGTGAAAGATAGTCTAGATGCTATTAATCATGAACCATTAACTTTTTATCAACAATTTACTGCTACAAAACAAGGTCATATTATTATAGATATGCCTAAATCAGTATCCGAAAGAATAAAAAGAGTTCCTGCTGGTGGTTGTTGGATTGATATACCTGATTATAATCTACAAAATAAAACCTTTAATGCTTATCGTAGATTAAAACCTTATAGCTTTGCTCCAATTATGAGTAACGCAAAAAAAGATATTATCATACACCCAACTGAAGATAGAATACTTACACCACGAGAGGCAGGTATATTACAAGGATTTCCTGCTAGTTATAAATTAACTGAAGATAGTTATCAGCAAATAGCAGATTCAATACCTCCAATTATCGGATATCATATAGGTAGAGAGCTGATATAATGCTTTTAATAATGGATAAATATATTAATAAAGATGTTAGTAAAATTTTTGATAGTATTAATAAAGTTTCTGTTGTAGCTTTTGATTTTACTAATATTACAAATATTACTGATGAATTTTGTAATGATTTTTATCAAGAATATATATGGTTAATCAATCCGGGTACTGTATATGTAAATAAATACGTATTAGATAGATTTTCATCATGCTTACCCAAAACTGTAGGTACTAAAAACTTTATTAATAAATTTGAGGTTAAAGAATGTATAGAAGTATAAGATTATATATTTTACATAAATTTGGTTGTGAAAAATGTTATCAATATACTCAAAGATTAGTTGAAGAATTAAATGAAAATAATTTTCGCGTAAGACTTATGATGCTTGACGGAAATAAAAAACCTGAAGATATAGAATTTACTCAAGGGGTACAATCTGTATGTATGTACTTAATGGACGGTAAATTTAAATATTATCTTTATGATGGGTATGATAAATCAGTTGTTAATAGTATAGAATCTATAGTTAGTACTTTACAGGAAGCTACTGAATTTTATGCTAATTTAGCTACAAAATATAGTGAAATTACAAGTGCAATTTTTAATGTGCAGGTTATTAATAGTGATATTGTAACTGAATTTTCCCATAAATATTTCCATCAAGAACCATATGAAATAACTTATATTATTGGATTTGACCCATCAGTTAGTGATGAAGATAAAAATCGAGTATTAAATCTTATGTATGAAGAGGCAAGTAGTTTTAATGAAGATATAGAGTATAAATATAATATAGAAACAAAGATTAAACAAAGAGGTTGTCAAAGTTGTCAATCAAAGAAGTAGAATATGTTGATTATTTAGATGAATTACATATTAATTTAGAACATAATGATGACGATATAGTATGTGCTAAAATGTGTAATGGTGCTAATATTGAATATACAACTGATGGTAATATTATTAGAATAGTTTGTCCACATATTCAAAAACAACTTAATTTTCCTGTACAAGGTAATATTAGTGTTATTAATACGCAATATGATTGTACAGATAATGGTAATAAAGTAATATTTTATGTACAAGTAGGAAATATACAACCATTTCCGATAATAATAAAAATTTAATATAGTTATATACTACAAAAAAAATAGTTTTAATTTAGAGGTAATTAATCATGACAGAAACATATAAATGGAAAAGTCGAACAATCAATATCATTTCTTTCATAGCAACTATTTTAAGCTATGTGACAGTAGACCAACTATTACCATTATTACCTACTGAATTAAAGGTTTTTGCTCCAACTATTGTTGCAATTATTGGATATATTGCTACACAATTGAGTGAAGAAAAAAGAATTGATGTTGCTGAACAATTAAAGACTGAAGAATTAACTACCCAAATTGGGGTTTAAAGGAGAGTATTTTTATATTTTCCTTTTTAAAAAAATCAAGAGAAAAAAATACCCTCTACCCAGAGGATATTTTAACTCTTCTTGATAGTGAATATCATAATCGTTATGATGTATTATCTCGAAAAGAAATTTCAGATTTATATAAAAATGATTTAGATTTTTATACTGTTATGCCTGAAATTTTAACAGATTTTGATATTTTAATAAAAATATCAGATAATCAATTTTTCTTAAATTTTGATAGTAAAATTGTATCTGATTATTATAATTTTCAGACAACATTAAATAAAATATTATTAGAAAAAGCAGAACAAATAAATTCAATGTAATTCAATTGAAACCACGATAATACACCTCGCTATTGTATTTGCAATATAAAAGAAAGCTCGTGGCTTCATTATAATTGGGGAAAGTCGAGGTAAATTACATATATAAAAAAGGTGTTGTTATGATTATTTATAATAGAAAAATTAATGAATCTGATTTAAAAAAAAGTAAAGAAATTATCTATTTTTACGATGACTATATTTGTTATTTAATAACAGATATGGATACTCATTTTATTGTTAAAAGAAAAAAAATATATACTGATTTTCAATTTTGGGTAAAAAAAATTAAGACAGTTAATCAAGTATTAAAGATTACTGATTAACTTCATCAATATTTGTTGAAGACATATACATCATAAATTGTTCTCTTAAGTCTTCATCGTTTTCAAATTGTTGTTTAATAATTGCATTAGCTATAGAGCCAATACCAAATAATGCAACAATTGGTGGGTAAGTTCCTAATGTTTTAATAATATCAGGAACTGCTTTATCATGAAATTCTTTTAAAGATTTATCAAATTCATCTTTCATTTCTTCAATCTCTTTTTCTGTAAAATTCTGTTTTTCCATTTTATTACCTCATTCATATTTTATTTCATTCTCTTCTTTTTTAGCCTTTTCTATTAAATTATCAAAGGTATTTTGTACATTAAGATTAATATCAGAACCATCTTCTATTTGTTTTTTTGCAGTTATCATTGTAACTAAATTTTGAATAGCAGTTTCTGTTTCTTCAGTTAATGTTCCTAGTTCCTCTTCTCTTTCTAATCCCTTATTTAATCTATAATGTTGTATAGTGATAACATTATCAATTAAATCTTTAGGTTCTGGAACATTTTTTGCAATTTGATATATTTGTTGTCTATCATCTTCAGTTAATGCTTGTAAAGATATTTCTAATAATCGTTGTCTACCATGTTTTGGATTTGTTAAGTCAGAATTAAATGTTGTTTTAGGTAGTAAATATTCTTCTTCTTCATTCATTTCCTTTTTCACATTCTCAATATCCTTAAAACTATAGTTTTTTATTTTAGATGCGATGTTTTTACCATAAAATGAATAATTACTTTTTATGAAGTTAATTTCATCTTCAGTTAATTCTCTTTTTTTTATATTAACACCCCATTAACTATAGTTATTTTATGTAGTATATAAAGAAAAAATATTTTAATCGATACCTTTATATACTAACAGATAGATATTAATTATGTGAAGAAATTTCTAATATAAATTTTTTCATGTATAAAAATCGAGGTGAAATATATGCCAATAAAAATTATTAGCAACGATGAATTAAAAGCACAAGCAATGAAAGTTGCTGAAGATAATAATATAAATGAAGACGACTTTGTTAATAGATGTCAAGCACTTTTTAGTGATATTAAAGACGATAATATTGATGATAGTGAAAAAGAAAGAAGAGTATATCGTAGATTTATAGGTTCTTTAAGAAAAAGAAAAACATCAGATTGCGACAGTATTAAGGGATATCTTTTTGCACGTGAAAGAAATAAAGATTTTTCTGCTAGACGTAGACAAGAAATTACAGAATATCTTAAAAACCATACTACAGAAGAAGCTCAAAATGTAGGTTATGTAGATTCTGAAGGTAATTATCTTTATGATGAAAGCGACCCATTTAATGATGGTATTATACCTGAAGAAACTGCTAAAGGTAAATATTATGGTGTATTCATGAATAAAAATGATGAATTAGAACCTCATAGTATATTTTTAGCTCCTTTTAATGTAGATACTAATGTTCCATTATTCCAACCTATTGAGTTATGTAAAAAAGATGGTAACGAAGATAAGATGTTTAAATCCAATATGTTTTTATTAAATAATTATACAGTATTAGATAATAACGAAATGCCATTAACTTTTACTGCTATGAATGAAGTATATGATGAATTATCTAGTGTATTACCTAAAGAATGGTTTGTTGAAAATTATGATGAATTAATTGAATTTGCAGAGCAAAGAGATTTACCAAGAAATAATTGTGTTATTATGCAAGGCTCTGTATTAGAAAAAGGTAATAGTAATGACCCAAATAAATCAACATTTATTAGATTAGCAGATAATGATATGAGTGATTTTAACTGTTGGATTAGTCCTGAAGTTCGTAAAACATTACCAATATTTTCAGAAGAAGCTGATGTAATTGCTATTTTATCAGTTTATGTTAAATCCGATGGAGAAGTTGGCTGTAATTTATTAGGTATATTACCATTTGTTAATCCAGTTGGTTAGAATGGGAGATAGCGAATTTGAAGACCCTCTTGTCATAATGAGTAATATGACAAGAAGTCTTCGCTCTAAAATACAAATTTTAAGAATTGATATGCAAAATATCAAACATCCTATGGTATATGCATATGCAGAAAATTTATTGTGGAAGTATCAAAATGATATGTTTGAACGATTAATGTTTTTAAACCCACCTAAAAAAGAAGGTGAAAATAATGAGCAACAAGAATAATAATTTAAAAGAAATAGAAATGCTTGAAGATGATTTAAAATATATACAAACTCCACAATTAAGAGGTTTTATATACGAACGATTACAAAAAGTTCGTAATGAGGTGAATGATAATGTTTAAAGAGAAAGCAGAAGCAACAAGAAAACCAAGAAAAACATTGAAAGATGAAATTAAAGAAATATTTGAACAAAGTAATGTAGTAATGAATCCTAAAACTCCTAAAAATGTATTATGTTTAGGAGCAGATTCTACAGGCAAAACTGGTAGTGTTATATCAATGTTATTACAAGATATGAGCGAAGATGAAAAAATCATTGTTATTGATATTGATAATAGTGCATTAGAAATTATTAAAGAATTTAATTTTGATTCATATCAAAAAGATATGATAAAACATTACAACCCATATGCAACAATGGTTAATGCAAAAGGTGTATCAGTTATTGACCATCAAGGTCTTGTAGATAATCTTAGGTCTGCCGCACAAGCTATATCTGAACTATCAGATGAAGGAATGAAAATTAGAGCTATTATCATTGATGGAATTAGTTTTTTACTTGAATCATGTGAAAATTTAATGAGAGAAGAAAAAAATATAGCTCCTGATTCAGGTGCAAATACTCAATTCTGGAAAATTAGAGCTAAAAATTTCCGTGAATGTACTGAAGTATTTTTACAATTACCAATTGATTGTTTCTTTATTGGACATGATGATTTCATTAGACAACCTGATGATGAAAAATTTGCATCTGTTAAACAAAGACTACATAGTTCCTGTTCTCATAGATTAATATATTCCAAAGAACAAGATGAAAAAAATCCTCATGTTATTAACTTTATTGCAATGATGGATAAAGACCGTTCAAATATTTTAAATATAAAAAAGAAAGTGGTTTTCGCTACAGTTAATAACAAACTTAATAAATATGTTTGGGACGCTGGTAAAATTAATTCACTTTTTTCAAATATCCCCAACGAAGATGATGGTGAGAATGATGATGAATGAATTGGAACATCGAATATAATGAAGAATTTGATGAATTAAGATTTATAAAAAACGTAGACACTACAATAGTTGAGCGTCGGTATTCTTATGGTATAGAAGTTGGCTTAGATATATACGAAAATATAATAAGTATAATTATACCTGAACCGACAGTACTATTTGGTGTTACAGTTAAACAATTAAAAGGTATATAAATGAATTTTACAAACTTACATTTACATTCAACATGGAGTATATTAGACGCAATAATTAAACCAAATGACTTAGCTTCATTATTAAGTGATTTTAATCAACAAGCTTGTGCTATAACAGACCATGCGTCTATTGGTGCATGGTATGATATTAATGATGCTTTTAAAGAAAAAAATATAAAACCTATATTTGGTTGTGAATTTTATTGTAGAACTACATATACTGGAGAGAAGACAAAAGATAGAAGACATTTAATAGTATTAGCAAAAAATCAACAAGGATTATATAATATTCGAAAATTAAATAAAATAGCTAACGATAATTTTTATTACAAACCAATATTATCATATGAAGAATTATGGAAAAATCCTGATGGATTAGTTATCACTTCTGCTTGTGCATTAGGTGATATAGGAGAAGCATTAATGAAAGATGATTATCAAAAAGCATATAAAATTGCAGAAAATTTTTATGAAAAATTTGGTGAAGATTATTATCTTGAATTACAAATGCACCCTAAATTTGAAGCTCAAGCAAAAATTAATGAAGGTATTGTAACTTTAAATGATGAATTAGGTATTCCAACAATAGTAACATCTGATTCACATTTTTTAAATCCTGAAGACGCTAATGTTAGAAATATTATAGAAGCAATTGGATATCATAAAAATATCGAAGATGTTTATCAATCAATGGAATCTAATTCTTTAGGAAGTCCTGATAGGATAAAATTATGGGCAGAACAAAGTGGCTTTGAACATGAGGATATATTAAAGAAATCATTTAAAAATACAATTGATATTACAAATAAATGTAATGCTCAATTAGAAGAACCTCAAGTTCGTATACCTGAATTTAATCGATACGAAGAATTAGATGCTTTATTTGATGAGGATTGGTGGTGCTAATGCAACAAACATTTAATATAAACAATGATGATTATTTAAGAAAAATGGCTTTAAAAGGCTTTAAGAAAAGACATTTATCAGGTAAAGAATACGAAGATAGATTAAGAATGGAACTTGATATTATTACTGATGCAAATCTATCTGACTTTTTTTTAAACACTTCTTATATATGCAATCTTTTAAAATCTGAAGGAATGTTTTTAGGTCCCGGTAGAGGTTCAGCAGGTGGTAGTTTATTATGTTATTGTCTTAATATAGTTTCTACTGACCCATTAAAAGAAGGATTAATGTTTTCTCGTTTTATAAATAAAACTAGAATTAAAAACTCAATGCCTGATATAGATACAGATATTCCTAAAACAAGAAGACAAGAAGCATTAGATTTAATTAAAGATAAATTTGGTAGAGATTGTGCATTTAGTATTCCAAATTTAATAAGATTCACAATTAAAACTAGTATTAAAGACGTATCAAGAGTATTTAATGTACCATTTAAAGAAGTAAATCAAATAACATCTCTAATAACTGATGATATGACTGTTGATGATATATACGAAATCAAAAAAGTACAGGATTTCTTTAATAAATATCCAAAAGTTGAACAAAATTTTAAAAAAATTAATGGATTAATAAAGGCATATGGTATTCACGCAGGTGGGACATTATTATTCCCTGATTCAATAGAGAATTATTCATCAACAGTAAGAGTTAATGGTGTAGATTGTGTATCCTATGATGGTCATAGATGTGATAGTTTAAAATTTTTAAAAAATGATACATTAGGATTAAATACATTATCTATTATTGAAGATACAATTAAATTAATTAATAATGATACCTTTAAATTACCAACAGAATATGAAGATAAAAAAGTTTATAATACAATACTAAAAAATCCATTAAATATATTTCAATTAGAAACTCCATCAGCATCATCATATATTAAAAAGATGAAACCAGATTGCTTTAATGATTTAATTGCGGCTTTAGCTTTAGTAAGACCCGGTTCACAGGATTCTGGTGATGCAGATAGATATATTGCACGAAAATTTGGTGAAGAGGAAATTGAATATGATGACCCAAGATTAGAGCCTATATTAAAAGAAACAAAAGGTGCAATTGTTTATCAAGAACAAGCAATGAAAATATGTATGGTATTAGCAGGATTAACTGATGTTGATGCAGATAATATAAGAAAAGGTATTGGTAAGAAATTAGATTATATTTTTACTGAATATAAACCAAAGTTTATTGATGGTTGTCTTAATAATAACGTATCTAAAGAAACAGCAGAATTAATATGGGATAAGATTGAAAAATCTAGTTCATATAGTTTTAATAAAGCTCATGCTAAAAATTATGCAGTAATAAGTTATTATACAGGGTATTTAAAAACATATTATCCAGCAGAATTTTCTGTAGCTTGTTTAAATCATACAAAAGATGATGAAAAAAAGAATAAAATATTATCTGAAATAAAAAATATGGATTTAGTTTTACATAATCCTGATATTAATATATCTCAAAGAGATACTATATTTATGGGAAAAAATATTTATATGGGACTATCAACTATTGATAAAGTTGGAGATAAAGCTATTGAAGAAATTTTACTACATCAGCCTTATTTTTCATTTGATTTATTTTTACAAAAAAGACGACCAAGAAAAGTTAATAAATCTGTAGTTAATAATCTAATATATGCAGGTGCATTTGATAGATTTGGGAACAGAAATGAAATATATAACACATTTAATCAAGATAAAGTTGATGAAGATTGGTCTGATAAAGATAGGCTAAAATATGAATATGCAGTATTAAAATTTAGCCCTCATGAAGAGTTGATTAATAAATATGAAACCGAATATGATAGATATATAACAAATACTGATGATATCAATCCCAACATTGATGTTGATGAAGTATATATTAAAGGAATATGTATAGATATAGATAACAAAAAAGGATACAGTATTATCCATATTCAAGATAAAGGTAATAATATATCTATTAGTGTAAATCAAAATGTATTAAATCGATATATTGATAACCTTAAAGTTGGTGACCCATATATTGTTAAATGCCATACATGGAAGGGTAAATTTTATGCACATTTTTTTATTAATTTAGAAATGGATAAAGAAATGTTTATAAATGAGTACCAATATATTAGTAATTCATATATAACAATAATTAAAAGCTTAAACGAACATCAAGCAAAATATGCAGTTGTAAAAAAAATTACATACTTTAAAAGTAAAAAAGGAAACGACTGTTTAAGAATTGATGGGTACGATGGTAAAAATATTGTTATTATGAGTTGTTCAAATGCTTATAATAACATAGAAAAAGATATTGTAGCGTCTGATTATATTGAATTTAAGTTCTCAAAAAAACCGTTCGCCAATGTTAAGAAGAATGATAAATTAAATGGTGATATACATGAAATTATCAAAAAGTAAGGTTAATACATATTTACAATGTCCTAGACGATTTAAATATGAAAATATAGATAACTTACCACAACCAAGTCCTGAAAAAGGCTCTGCATTAGATATAGGACTTGCTATACATAAAATATTTGAATTATTTGTTAAACAATATTCTAATAAAGAGATAGAAAATATGTCAATCGATGATATAAATAATGCTTTAATGCAATATGATAGAGCAAGTGAATTTAAAAATCATCTTTCACATTTTGCAGATTTTATATATGATTGTTTTGCTGAAGGTTTTAGAATATATACAGCAGAATATTATATTCATAATTTAAAATATAACCTATCAGGTTTAGCAGATTTAGTATTAATTAAAGATGGGGAGCTAGTGGTAGTAGATTATAAAACTGGTAAAACAGGTGGAGTTAAAAAATATTTATTAGAACTTTCATATTATGTTGTTTTATTAGAAGACGAATTTGAGTTACCAGTTTCATATGTTGGTATATTTTTTACAAGAGATAATAATTTTAGGTTTGCAAAAGTTAGAGGGGAAATTAACAAAGGTACTTTATTAACTCAAGAGGATATAAATGCAAGTTTAAAATTATTAGATTTTATTAATAATAAAATTAAAGAAAATAATTTTCAACCCAATAGACAATTTTTATGTAAATATTGTCCATATAAACCTAGATGTAGTATTGAAGGTGGTTTCTAATGGAAGAAAAAATTTCTAAATTTGCTAACTATCTTAAATTATTAAAAGAATTATTAGACTATTATCATAATAAATTTCCAGATTTAGATACTGATATTTTAGCAGATATAATTGAAGAAGCTATAGTTACTACACCGATTGAATTTACCTATGATTATATACAATCAAAAGATTACTGTATTAGATGTGGTAATTGCTGTTCAAGTATGGAATGTGAACATTTACAACATGATGAAGATAATTATAAATTATATGTATGTGATATATGGAAAGATAGATGGCGAGAATGTCGTGATTGGCCATATATTGATATTATGAATGGTAGAGGAATATATCTATCACCAGAATGTGATTATATTAGACGATTAATATATGAAGTTTTAGATAGAAGATTAGAACTATATGTCGGTGATGTAAGTGATAGTTGGTCAGATATTTCTAAAACCAAACGTTAGAATTACATTACCAATTGATGACACAAAATGGGATACTATAATTAACAACAATAATGGTTGGAAAGATTTATATATTTCAGTTTATAATTTTAACGAAGACCCAAAAGCGTATAATGCAATTGTAAAATATGTATTTTTAGATTTTGACCCAATAAATAATGATGATATAGTGGCATATAATAATTGCCAAATTGTTGTTAAATATTTAAGAGATAATAATATAGCACATAATGTATTATATTCAGGTAGAGGATTTCATATATTAATAGATGTTGATACATCTGTTTCATTGAAAAATCCTAAAAAAGCTATTAAAAACTTCGTAACAGAACTTCATCATAAAACAAATACTTTAAGTGATAATTCTGTAATTGGTGACTTAATGAGAGTGCGTCGTTGTCCTAATACAATTAATTTAAAAACAGGAAGGTATTGTATACCATTATTTAGTGATGAAATAATCAAACTTACCTTGCAGGAAATTAAAAGTTTAGCAACAAGTCCTCGAAATATTCACCCTACATTATATTTAAACAAACTTGATTTACAAAAATATGATACTGAAGCTGATAATATACATCAACCTATCAATAAAAATAATAAAATCATATTTAGTAATGCTTATATACCTTGTGTATCAAAAATGATGTTAGAACCTAATCTTGGCTATCAAGAAAGAGGTTATATAATAACATACTTGAGGGATATGGGATACTCAATAGAAGATATTCATAATATCATGAAAGGATTTCTTAGTGAAAATAAATTTAATCATTGTGTTAATTCAGAACATCAAATAGAATATTTATATGATAGAACTGATGTTTTATTCCCAAGTTGTGCAAGATTAAAATTAGAAGGATTATGTGATGAAAGTTGTAATGGAAATTATTTATATATATGAGGTAAAATATGACAGTAATTGTAGCAATTAAATATAAAAAAACAGGTGATGTATATATTGGTAGTGATAGTGCAATCAGTTCAGGAAATAATATAGAAATATCAAAAAATCCTAAAATTTGTTCTAAACCATTTAATATGGTAGATGAAAATGGAAATAAGATTGATACAAGACATTTAATTATCGGTTTTTCAGGTATATTTTCAATTTTCAATTTTATTAGATATTCTTATAAAGCTCCTGATTATATACAAGGAACAGATTTTAGAACATATTTAATTAATTCTTTCCTATATTGTTTAAAAACTGAATTAGAACTATCAGGACTAGTAGATATGAATGGTACTCAAATTAAAACTAATAGTAATTTTTTAATAGTATATAATGGTGATATATTTGAGATTGAAGATAATCTTGGTTTATTTGAACCTGATGGAGATTATGTAGCTATAGGAGTCGGTAAAGAATTAGCTCTTGGTTCATTATATTGTACTAAAAGAAATAAACCAAGTAATAGAATAAAAAAAGCTATAGAAGCCACAGCTTATCATTCCTTATACGTTAATGATAAGTATGATTGGTATCGTATAACGGAAGATGATTATAAATGAATGATTTAAAAATTTTAATAGATGATAGAGAAGATTCAAGTACAATAAAAATAATTGATGAATACTTTTCAGGCATTTGCTCCGTATCTCATAATGAAGATGGTGATGTTTTAATTAAAAGACAAGATTTATCTAATATTATGATTGAACTTAAAAGTGTAAGTGATTTCGTGTCTAGCTTTAATAGTAGACACATTCAAGACCAAGCATTAAGGATGAAAGAAAAATATGATTTTTGTTATATTATTATTTATGGCAAATTAGACGATATTAATTATAAATATCAAAATTTTACTAGAAAACAATACTATAGTAATATAGCTTCTTTATCTGTTAGATATAAAGTTCCAGTATTACAATGTGAAACAAAAAAATCAATGCCATTGTTAATTGAAAGTATAATTAATACTGTTAATAAAAATACTGAACCAATTGAACCTCCTATTGTTCAAAAGAAAGACGCTAGTTCGAAAATTCAAGTTCTTTTAGGTATTGATTATGTTGGTAAAAAAACAGCTAAATTATTACTAAAAGAATTTAAAACACCATTAGGTGTATTACAAGCAACAGATGAAGAACTACTTAATATAAAAGGTATAGGACAAAAAACTGTTAATGGAATTAATAAGGTGAGATAATGGATGATGCACAATTACAAGTATTAAATATCTTAATCAATACTAATAAAACATTATTTGAAGCTAAAAAATCAAATAAATCTAGAATTAATAATTTTATAGGTTTAACAAATGATGCAAGAAATTCTTTAATTAATATTAGTATTAATTCGTTAGACGCTCCATTAGATTTATTATATAAAAAAATTAAACAAACAATATCATTTATTCCAGAATACTATGATTGCTTAGAACATATAGACGGAATATCTATTTATGATGCAGGTGAGTTAATTGTTTTAATTAAAGATATTAATAGATTTAAGAATAAAAATTCATTCATATATTATTGTGGATTATCTCCAGTCAATAAAATGGGAAATTCATATCAAAAAATTACTAAAAAAAATAAACAATATGGTGAAATAATTGGTAATCCTAAACAGGATACTTCAAAAATTCAATATAATGATAGATTAAATAAAGTTATATTAAAAGTTGTTAAAAAGTTAATTAAATACAACCCTGAATATAAACAAATGTATAACGAATATTTTGATAAATATTTATTTAAACATTCGAATTATACAATGAAACATATTAAATATATGACACAAAGAAAGATAGCAGTTAAATTTGCAAGATTTTTATATACAGAATTTTATAAAATAGAAAATGGTGAACAATATGATTAATGGAAATTTATATTTAAAAGATAATTACGAAACAGATAGTGAAACTTTACAACCAAATGGTGTAGATTTAAGATTAGGACAATTATATATTATTGAAGATAATGATGGATGTCCTACAGGTATTTATAATGGACATAAAAACTTACCAATATATAAACCCGTTAATACTAAAAATGGAATATATACTTTATATCCTGACATAGTATATATTGCAGAAGTATCAGAACCAATGAATATTCCAAAAGACCAAGTACAATTATATTTCCCTCGTAGTACATTATTAAGATGTGGGGTAGATGTTCGTACTTGCGTTGGTGATGCTGGATACAATGGTACATTAACTTTTATGATGATAAATCATAGTCAAAATAATTTTTGTATCGAAATGAATGAAAGATTTGCTCAAATGATGAGCTTTGATTTAAATAATTGTGATATAAAATATGATGGTGATTATCAAGATGATAAACATAAAGGAGAGATTTAATGATTTCTCCTGCTATTTTAGATTCTATTGTTAATCATTTTTCTGAACAGAAACGTTATTTTTTTAATATTTATCAGATTGATGATTATATTACTGGTGTATATATAGATAATACAAAAAATTTTTTAGATGTTACACATGAACCATCACCTACTTTAAATAGTCAAATAAATAGTAATGTTATATTTAATTTTTTTGAAATAGGCATTGTATTAAGAAATATATATAATAAAGGAGATATATCATTTTACAAACTACTATCACATGATACAGATGTTAAAACAAAATATAATCAAAAACGATTAGATATTCTTTCTATTTTAAATGATACAGTACCAATGTTTTATTTTAATGATGAATTAATTAATAGAATTGATTCTATCATTGATTCTAAAAATTACGATATAGATGAATATAATAAAATAATGGAAGATTATTGTTTTTTATATGATAAAGAATTTAAACCAAAAAGTGTAAATTCGATAGATGAATATTTTGCTTTAAATAAAAAGTTGCTTGATATAAAATTTCAATTATCAAATGATAAAGTTAACAATATATCTGATAATTATTATGAAGATATTAATAATTATCTTATAAAAATAAGATTAAATGAGGCTATATAATGGATTTAATAGAGTTAGCGAAACAAGGAAAAGTTTACTGTAATAAATTAAGAAAAATTATTAATATGGAAGATTGTGAATTGGAGAAAGAGCAAGATGAAAAAGACAACAATCAAAAAATTAATAAAGAATAAATGTTACTGTAAAAAAAGAGATAAAGATATTTCATTAATGAAATGCGACTGGGATTGTAGATATTTTGATAGTTGCAGAAAAAGAACTGCAAGTCAAGTTGATAAAGATTTGCAAAAACAAAGAAAAAAATAAAAATCTTTATATACTTTAAAAAATATACATTATAATTGAAAATAAAATATAAAATTAAACTTATTTTATTAAAATTTTTTTTAAAATTAAACAAATTAAGAGATGATTATATGGATGTTGTAAACAGTACAGGTGATATATCTAAATTTCAACCAAAAATAATAAAAGAACACATATTATATGAAACTGATTTAGATGAAGAAAAAGCAGAAAATATTAAGAATAGAATAGCTAGAAAAGTTAATAATATTGATGGAATTAATCAAATCTCCACAGCACAAATAAGAGATATGATTAATTATCATTTAACTAAAGATGGGTTATTTGATACAGAAAAACAAAGTAGAAAATTGGGATTATCCGTATCTGCTTTAGAAAATTTAATCGATAGTGGTAATAAAGATAATGCTAATATTAATTTTGGTCCTGAACAAGTGGTTAAATACGCATCAGATGCTGTATTAAAAGAATATGCACTATTAACTATGCCCGAAGAATGTAGCAAAGCATATACAGATGGATATATTCATATACATGATATGGAAGCATATAATATTCGTCCTGCAAACTGTATTAGCTATGATATCAGATTTTTCATTAAAAATGGTTTAAAAATTGATGGTCAAGGTATAAACTGTTCTTGTGCTTCACCAGCTAAAAGCTTAAATGTACTTCTCAATCATCTCTTACAAGCTTTTATGGCTGGCTCTACGGTTCTTAGTGGAGGTCAAGGGTATCCATACTTTAATATATTCTTAGCGCCATTTGCAGAAGGATTAACATATGAAGAAGTAAAACAATGTATTCAAAATTTTATTTTTAATTGTAATATGTCTTTAATATCAAAAGGTCAAGTAGTATTTTCATCTGTTGGGTTAGAATTAGATGTTCCACCATTTATGCGAGATTTAACAGCATATGGTCCCGGTGGTCGTGAAGTTGGTGTATATAATGACTATAAAAAAGAAGCTCGTATGATTATAGACGCTTTTATAGAAGTCTTATATGAAGGTGACGCTAAGGGTAAATGTCATATTTTCCCAAATACTTTATTTAATCTTCGTGATGAATTTATGGGTGAAGAATATGATGAATTATTATTAAATATTCATGAATTAATAGCTAAATTCCCTACTCCATATTTTATAAATCAAGACCTTCCTCAAAACGGTACAGCAACAACTGTAATGGGGGCATTAACTTCTGATACCCCTGTTATGACAGATAAAGGTTTTAAATATCCTCAAGAGTTACAATTAAATGATAATGTAATGACATATAATAAAGATGGTACAAAGGAATGGAATAAAGTTATTAATATTATTAAAAAACCAGTTTCTGAAAAGGTATTTAAGATTACTTGTAATAATGGATATATTTTTAAAGTAACCGATAATCATAAATTACCAACTAAAGATGGTATTATTAAATCTGAAAATTTAAAAGTAGGTATGGAATTATATAACTATATTGACGAACCATTTATCCCAGTTGATGATTTAGAATATGAATTTATAGGTGCTTTTTTAGCTGATGGTTATATACGAAGTAATGAACGAGCTTTGCGAAATAGTAATGCTATAGAATTTCATATAAAATTAAATTGGAAAAAAGAATATATTACTAATTTATGCGATAAATTAGGTTATAAATATGATATTACTAAACAAAATAATGGTACTTACTCTATTAATATTAGAGAATTAAATATAAGAGATAAATTAGTACAACTATATACTAAAAACGGGGAGAAAACATTTCCTCAATGTTGGTCTGATAAAAATAAAATAGCTAATATTATTAAAGGTTTAATGTTAGATGCTCATAAACAATCTAATAACTATGTTTGGTCTTGTTCTGATAAAAATTTAGTAACCGATGTATTATATGCTTTATCATATATAGGAAGACAAAACACTCTTTATATTGATAATAGAAAAGGTAAAACAAATAATTGGAAACCAAATTATAGAGTTACATTCGGTATTAATTATTCTCCAAAAAATAATACTATTATTAAAGATATTGAAGTTGTAAATAATGATGATAATGTATATGATTTAACAATAGAAAATAATCATAATTATGTTTGTGGATTAGGTGGTATACATAGTGAAAATTGTAGAACTGCTAACGGAACTAATTGGACTGGTAATTGGGAAATAGATACTCTTAATGTAGGAAACTTTGCTTACATAACTTTTAATCTTCCAAGAATGGCTTATATCAGTAATAATATGGATGAATTTAAACAATATCTTGAACATTTTATGAATATTGGGACAATGTCTATGTTGGATAGAAAACAAAACTTTGAAGATAGAGCTAATACAGAAGGATATTTAGGGTTTTTATTACAAGAAGATAAATATACTGGTAAACCATTATATGATATTAGTAACTTTTCATTTACATTTGGTACTTGTGGATTATATGAAGCTGTTAAAATGCTTACAGGATATGATTTAGATACTCCTGAAGGTAATAAATATGGAGAAGAAATTTTAGAATTTATGAATGAATATTCTAAAAAACAAAAAGCTAAATATGGATTAAGATTTGCTTGTTTAGGTTCTCCTGCTGAATCATGTTCTCATCGTTTTGCAGAAATTGATAAAAAAATATATCCTGATATATTATGTAAAGGAGTTGAAGGTGGATATTATTATACAAATAGTAATCACTTACCTGTAGATTCTCAAGGAAGTATTATTGAACATATTAAAAACGCTAATACTTATCATAAATATGAACCAGCAGGTTGTATCCTTAATTGTTTCTTAGGTGAGGCTTATATGGACCCACAATCTCTTATGAGTTTAACTAAGAAAATTAAAAAACAAAATATACAATTTTGGGCATATACTTCTGCTTTCACAGTATGCAAAGAATGTGGTAAACAAGCAAATGGTGATAATGACTCTTGTATTTATTGTGGCTCTGAAAATGTTTATAGTATGAGTAGAATTACAGGATATTTTACTGTAACACAAAAATGGAATGCAGGTAAAAAACAAGAGCTTAAAGATAGAGTCAATCATAATGATTAAACCGAAAAGTTTATATACTACATAAATTATAATAAAATATACACCTCCTCATGATAGGGGTGACTACAATTTTAATATGAGTCAGGATATTTAATATATCCTGATGGCATTATAGCTCAACTAGGCAGAGCGTGGCTCCTGTAAAGCTAAGGTTGGGGGTTCAATTCCCTCTAATGCCTTTAGGGGAGATATTGGTTCAAATCCAATTGAAAGATAGTTTAAGCTGGTGAGAATACCCCACAGATTTTAGACTTACTAGTGGTCAATGATAAATCTGCATATTTCAAGAGTAAAATCTTGATGGTGTTCGTAAAAATTCACACCTAAAAGAGAAGGTGGTTATGAGGGTCCACCTATTAAAAACCCTTAATTATAGCTCTATGGTGTAATGGCAATCATTATAGGCTTTGGCCCTGTAGATTCAGGTTCGACTCCTGATGGAGCTATTTGCTGGTATAGTCTAGCGGTAAGGCGTCAGGTTGCTACCCTGATGGTTCAATAGAACCTCGCAGGTTCGAATCCTGCTATCAGCGTTGTCATTTATAGACTGACAAATATAGGCCAGTATAGTCTAGTTCGGCCAAAGACGCAAGACTTGAAATCTTGTTATCCATTGCGATATCGCAGGTTCAAATCCTGTTACTGGCGTAACCCTTCTTAGCTCAATTTGGTAGAGCATTCGGCTGTAGACCGAAATGTTGCTGGTTCGAGTCCGGCAGGGGGGATTTTCATTGATTTAAATTTGTGTGCGATTACCCCAACTTCTTCATGTATTCAAGTTGGGGTCTTTTTTTATGGAAAATTTTATATACTATGTTGTATAATATTATATTGACGAGTGACAGATTTCACTATAAAAATCTATTGAGTCAGTACCGTGTAGACAAAGGTTTAAATATCGTCTTCTAGTCAATGTAAATCGATAGCGAAAGGCTCCCTGTAAGTATATATATTTCTAGAATATATTATTAGGAGTTATTAACCTAATACTTGCTTGTTAAATTCAAATAGTGTTCATCCAAAATAGATTAGACAATTGTTCATATTTGAATTAAATCTAAGAGGAACGACCTCTTAGATTATTTTTTTTAAGAGGTGTTATAATGGAAGATGCAAAGATACCTTTTGT